GAAGTTCTGTGCGAATGATAATATCGTATGCATCATGAAGTTTATGCTTTAACCAGTTCTTGGCATCTAGTCCAAGTTCTTTTTCCGCAAGGTCTCTTGTGCGACTCTCCGGGGTATCGATACCAGCAAGACGAATTCTCTTGGTAAGGGAGATATCAAAACCAAGATCAATATCAGCATCAATAGTGTCGCCATCAACTACTCTTCCAACTGACTTGATTCTATAAACGTATGGATCTTTGTCTGCCATTAGAAAGGAAACTTAATACTCCCGGTATTTAGTTTTGGAATGGGTAGTTTCTCAAATGCTTTATTGACTTGTTTCTCTACAACCTTCCCAACAAACTCTTCTGGATTGTTTAGAATTTTCTGTGCTTTTTGATATGTGATGTATGCTCCTACACCAATCGCAGCACTAATGCTCAGACTTGTGATTGATAGGATCAGACTTAAATGTTTCATCTTTCATCTCCTCGTGTGCTAACTTTAATATGTAGTAAATGACGTATGCAGTAAACGCAAGTCCACAGGATAATATTATTACAACACCCCAAGGAAACTGATCCATCAATATTTACCTTCAGTGCAGAACTGAACTTTCTTATTTGGATAGTAAGGATATAAACCATCTTGCGGTTTCATCCATCCACATCCAATCAACCAGTCTTTAGTCATAGGAGTTGGTGTAACTTGCTCCCATAATGGAGCTTCTAATATCATTTCAAGATGCCTAGCAGTTGTATTCATTTGTTCTTCTGCCCAGTTAGCATCTGCTTCCCAAGGAACAGCACGACTTTGACCTACTGATTCATAAGTCAATCTAGTGTTTTTCATAACCCAAGCAGGAATCTCCGAATCCTGATGAACCTGTGCCATAAAAGCAGTATCCAATCCACCACCCATAGCATCCTGAACAACGTGCCAACCTTCGTGTCTTAGAGTTCCTAAAAACTCTCTCTCATCACCAAGAAGATTTTCATTGATGAAGAAACGATTGTAGTTTGGTTTATAAATCCCAACTGTTCTTGGAGTGAAGTATCTACTCGGTGCTAGATATACTCCAATCTCAAGTTTGTTTAATGCCGCAATAATTCTTACAACCTCTTCTCTGAATGGGTCAAATCCTTCTTTGGTGAAGACCTCAGAATCTGATGTAAGTTTTTCTACACCCTCAGTACATTCTAGAAGAATCATACAACCCATTGCTGCTAGACTGTATGGTTTTACAGTTGGTTGTTTTGGTACTAGAGATTCGCCAAATGCTGAAGATGTTAAGCTAAATGTTAATACAAGTGTTGCCAAAAGTTTTTTCATTCATTCCACCATCCTTCTTGTTTATGTATCCAAACTTTCAAATCTTTGACATATTTTCGTAATATTTCTGCCTGTTCTTCATGCCAAGAATCACCCGTCTCCATAAAGAGGCGGGTGTGATTATCTATTGCTTTCAGGATTTGATGGATTGGAGCATTCCAACACTCCCTCTTGGGAGTATTCCATTCTCTTGGCATTTGTATTCGACCGTATAAAGTTGGTCTTGGTATATTAGATCAGCCTGACATAAATTAGGACCAATCATTACATTACCGGCAATCAAAACATCAAATAACATCACTTTTTCTTTCCTCCATTTTTTGCCTTTTTGGCAGTGGCGTTGCCTTGGTTCTGCTTTTTATTTCCAGCAGAACCTTTCTTACCCTTATTGGGCGACTTAGACATCAGAGTTCTCCTCTACGGGGGGTGACAAAACCTTCAACATCTTCACCTTCAACTTTTGTTTCAAGAGCTTCTACTCTTTCTTCAAGTGATGAATCTCTTACAGGAACAGGTTCTTCCCAAACAACAGGTGGAGTGGGTGGAGTTTCAACAAACTCATCTCTTCTTACTGGTTTTTCATCTCTTTCATCTTCATCATCTCCACCTTTCTTCATAGTGTTAATACCAAAGGTAGCAGCAGATGCTGTAAAGACGGTAGCAATGAAGGTGGGGTCCATCTTAGATAGAGCCCCAGCATAACTTGCGGTTAAAAGTGCAGCGGACCAACTCAAGATCAAAATACGAATCAATGTTCCCATACGATTTTCCTTTTTCTTATCCATCAGTCCTATGTGATGATGTTTCTTTGATATTTAGTAAAATCAGAACCTGAATTTGACTTTTGCGGACACTACTGTGTTATTAATACCATCAGAAATTTGATGGAGTCCTTCAAGATAAAGTGTTTGGTTATAGTCAACAGCAGCAAGAACTTCTACATCAGTATTAGTATTAATAGATGCCTCTACGCCAATACCAAATCTATCATTCTTCTTACCACCAAAGCGATGAGTAAGAGATAAACCTGCTTCACCAACATTAGTTGTTCTATTAATTTCACCAACCTTTCTTGCAGACTGAATAGATCCACGCTCAGTGAATCCATCTCTACGATATCCACTTACAGTATGACCCACAAATGGAGTGATACTCTTATTAAGATGCCAGTAGAGTCTGTTGTTTACCCACCACTCTTGCCCTTCTGTTGAGCTTTCGTTGCTGAATATACCAGCAACATTTCTAGAAACATAGTATTTGTTTTGAGCAAGTCCAGCATTAGTACGTAGAGATAAGGTATTGCCACGGAGCATACTGAATACTCCATAATGATTTGCACTTAGTTTAGAATCACTATCTACGCCATTAAGATCAACTCTCACATTATTATACTGAGCACCGATTGTCCAAGTTGGTTTGATGTCAATTTCCAATCCACCACCAAATACTTTGGAGGTTGCATAATATCCATTATCTGCATGAGACCATCCAAAATAGTTCTTAGAGAATACTCTAACCTTTTCATTTGTATAAGATGGTGTATGATTTAAAATACCATGAAGTCCACCAGATACCTTATCCAAAACTTCGTGCTGATCTACACGACCAAACAGAGAATCACGAGCGACAGAAATACTTACATCATTAAAAAACTCATAAGTTGTTTCTGGTGTTCCTTTGGTTACAGTTTCTTCTCCCTCAGCAGTTGTTGTAGTTGTAACTGGCGTAGTCACGACAGTCCTAGTCATACCAGTTGTGGTTGTTGTGGTATGCTTTCTAGCAATCTCCTGGACTCCATCATCCTCAGATGCTTTGTGTTCTGTCAGAGTTACTTTAACAACAGGAATCCCTGCTGTTGGTGCATTTGTGGTTACGATAGAAGGTTTTGTAACTGCTGTTGAATTGAGCGAAGTTGCAATCACAGAAGAACTTGTGGTTCCTGTTGATGAAGATGAAGTTGAAGTTGGCGTACCCTCTGATGTTGTGGTAGTTCCATTCGCATTTACAGTTGTTGTGACTGGTGTGGATATGGTTGTTGTAGTTGTAACTGGTGTTGTATCAAGGATTGTATCAGTATAAGTTCTGACAACTCTGTTTCCATCAGCATCAGTAGACTCAACAGTTCTAGTAACTGTTCTGGTTGCAGTTGTATTTGCAGTAGAATCAGAAGAAGTTACAACTGTTCCAGTTACTGCGGTTGATCCAAGAGTGGTTCCAGTTACTACTGATGTTGATGTTGGGGTTCCCTCTGATGTTGTGGTTGAACCATCAGAGTAAGTTGTGGTTGTAACAGGTGTGGTGGTTGTTGTTAAAACAGTATCAGTATAAGTATTAACAACTGGGTTTCCATCAGAATCAGTTGAAGTTTCAGTTCTAGTAACGGTTGATGTAGAAGTTGTAACCGAATCGGTTGTTGAAGTTCCAGTAACTGTTGGTGCGGATGTTGTAGGAGCAGAAGCAGAACCAACATCAGAAACTGTAAATGATGATGCGGTTGCACCACCTGCACCACCTGCAACTGCACCAGAAGCAGCATCGTAAGAAGATGGACCAAAGATATAAGCATATTGAATATTAACGATATCCCCTGCACTGATGCCAGAGAACATAAATGCCATACCGATTGTATAGTCCCCATCACCATCATTGACCCCGTTGTAGTAATCAACTGGGTCAGTTGTCCATCCAGCACTGATACCAGTATTGGAGTTTGTTGCAGCAGTGAATAAACCTAACGCATACTTAGATGCAAGTGCTTCTGAGAGTACGATGTTGGTCTCAGGAACACCACCAGCATATCCTCTGACATTCAGTGTTGAGGAACTATCCCCAGCGGCAGCTCTTGCATCAGGGTCAGTGAAACGTCCAAAGTATAATGTTGGAACATTAATAAGGAACTCTAAACGAGTATTGATATCAACAAACTGTTGATTATCATTAAAACGATAATCGTGCTCAATATTAAATTCGGTGACTGAACCAGACCATACTGCACGGTTATCAAACGTTAAACCACGATACTCAACACCAGAATAATTTACCAGTGTTCCTGTAATCGCAGGTGAAGTAACATTAGTATTGTTATTTGTATAGTTGAAAAGAACTGTGGTTCCATCAGAATCAATACCCTTTACAGTCCATCCTTCAAATGGAGTTCCAGGTGTTAGATAATCGTATGCATCGTTGAACGTTCCTGTTCCTGTGGAATCGTAAAGAATGCCAGGAGCAGTTCTTCCACCAGAACCAACAGTTCCTGCATCGTTGGTTCCAATCTTGACGTAGTTTCCTTCTAAGGTAAGGGGTGCTGCAATTGCACTACTTCCCATAAGCAATGCTGAGGCTGCAGCAATCGCCTTTTGCGTATAAGACATAAAAATCCTCTGTACTTTGTGTGACTAAACAAAACAAACCGAAGTATGAAAAGTAAAGTAATCGCAAAGTCCAGAGGACTTTATTTTATGTTAATCCAGACCAGTTAAGATCAAAGATCATCTCTATGTGTATTTATTTTAACCCTTCTTCCAGGCTTCTCCTTCTGCTTTTCTTCTACGAGCAAGTCCTGCCTCAACATTAGAACCAGGATTTCTGTAGAGATAAAGTGCATCGGGCACTTGGTCCCACTCCTTATTCTTCAGGCGTTTAGTAATAGTATTAAAGTTATCACCACCGTAAAAACCGGCACCAAGATTATAAGCAAAGCTGAGCAAAGCGCCTCTTTTTCCATCTGACATTTCATTCCAATGTGGGATTTTTGCAAGTGCTGGAATAAATTGATTCTTGCACTGACTAATCAGTAGTTCGTCTGCCTCTGCCTGGGTAATCTTATCACCCATCTTGAATGGCGATCCATCCTTCTTACGGGTAGAACCCCAACCAATAGTGATTGGTAGGTTACCTGACAGAGGATCTGGATAGGCACTCAAGTGGCATCCT